ATCCTGTGCCAGTTTCTGTCACCTCTAAACTGCCCACGCCATTGTGTTCGTAATCTGTCTGCTTCTTCTTGGCTATTAATTCTTCGCTTTAGTTTCAACATACCACTTGGAACACCTGCGTTATTAAAGAAAGCCCTTGTAAAGTTAGTAGCGTCTGTATCTATTGCTGTTTGTTTTAATAACACTTGCAATGGGCTAAGACCATAAAAGTCATTGTTAGGATTAGGGAATTTTAAATGTCCTATATCTTCAGCAGGTATAACATAACGCCTACCACCCACATCATAAGTATAAGCATTTTTGTCTGCATGTATTTCTATCCTATCAGGTCTTAATAACATCAATGATACCACACCAACTCTTGCACGTTCTTTTAGGACGTAAGCGTTACCTGATATTTGTAAGTGCGTAATAAGGGCTTCTAAAAATTCGTATTGTGTTTCTTTTGGTGCAGGGTTTTTAATTAGGTTTGCTAAAGCATTGTTTTCAGGTTCTATTATTTCGCCTTCTTGGTCGTAAAGACAAAGCATTGCTTCAGCAGATGATGTTGCTATTTCTCTAATACAAGCAAAGACTAATTCATTACCTGCGTAACCATGCTGTGCAAAAGAAGCGTAATTTGCATCAGGGTAACTTGGTTGCAAGTCTGTCTGATTCATAACGCTTGTTACTATTTGTTCGTTGCTTTCTTGTTTGCCACGAAATCTATCTAATATACCCATTAAAGCCATACTCCAATACTTGGACTGTTAGTTGTATGATAAACTGCTAGGGCTAATGCACAAACGCCATCGTCATGAAGCCCACTTGGTGCTGAGTATTGCACCCCTGTTCTTGTATAGACATATTCAAAAGATAGCAGTTCATCTAATAATAAACCTTCAGGAATTGTTATTTGTTGTTGCTGAATGGCAACTGCTAACCTTTCCATCAATTGTTGTTTTGATGAAGATGTAAATTTGAAACCTGTGTAATTGTTTCCTGCTTTTGCTAAGAATTCCATTATAGCATCTCCAACACCTGTGCTGTCAATTAATGCAGGTGTGTCGCCTGTCAGTCGTTTTATTTCTTGCAGGGTTATTTCCCAAGCATTCTGAAATCTTTCTGACCTGCAAACATTCCCATCTTCGTCTAAGGCAACACCCCAAGTATAGTCAGTTGACTTTGCTAAATCCCAACCCCATACAACAGGTGCTTTGTTAGACATTGGTTTTACGCAATCATATATAGCAGATACACCAAATGGGTTACCTTCATCATCACTAGGTTCTGCCATATATAATTCTCTAAAAACATTGTCAGGTAAATCACGCTTTGCTTCTTTTACTTCTTCGTCTTGTAAGATACCTGCTTTTACAGCATCACTAGCAGTAATTTTAGAGTAGTGCCAATTATCAACTCCACCTTGTGCTTTTCTTGCTAATTGATATGCCCAGTTTTTACGTCCTTTTACGTTTCCAATAATTCTAACTGGTGCTTGTGTTGCTGTTATAGTTGAACGTATTGCTGACCACACTTCTTCCTTGCATCGTGATGCTTCGTCAATGACAGCACCATAAACATCTTCACCATATAAACTGTCAGGCTTATCACCACCTTTAAACCAAACAACTGCACCATTTGGCAACCTAATTGTTAAGTTTGAATTGTTAGCAATATAATTATTTTGGTCTGTAATCATAGTTTTTATTCTTCTAAATACTATTTCTGCCTGACTATATATCGGTGCAATCCACCAGTAATTTTTACCAATCCCACCATGTAACAAAGCCTGTTCTAGTAGCCATATAATACACCCCTGTGTCTTACCTGATTTTGTAGATGCTTCTACTATTGCAAATCTTTCATCACAAAAAATTGCATTAGATTGCTTTCTGTATAATTTAGGTCTTTCGTATGGTAACCTTATTTGTTCTTTAGTCTGTGTCGTCATCTAAGTATTCTATATTTGGTGACATTTCTATTTTAAACTCTCTTGATGTTAGTTGTAATTGTGGGTTGGCTTTCCAAACTTCACCACCCCTACGTTCTAACCAAAACATCATAGCCTTTACGTCACCTTGCATTGCTCTTTCGTATAATCCTTTTGCAATTTGTGTATTGGCTTTTGCTAATCCATAAGATAATTCTTTAACATAATGTTTTTTTAATGTTTTAGGGTTAACTTCAATAATAGATGCAATAGTGTCGTGTGGAATACCTGCGACTGCCATTGTTTCCACTATTTTTTTATTTTGTTCAGTAGGTTTATGTGATGGATATACCATTGCGTTCTTCCTGTACTTGTTCAAAAGTTTTATTAGTATTTTCTAGTGTTGCTTGTTTGCCTGTGAAGTCTTGCCACCTCTTTATTATTACATCGCAATAACTTTCATCTAATTCTAAACCATAACATATTCTGTTAGTTTGTTCAGAAGCAATAAGTGTTGAACCTGAACCTAAAAATGAATCTAAAATAATTTGGTTGTTTTGTGAAGAATTTTTTAAGGCATAAACTATAAGTTCAACAGGTTTCATAGTTGGGTGCAGTTTACTTGCCAGTGGCTTATCAAATTCCCATACTGTTGTTTGTTTTCTATCACCATACCATTTATGTCTGCCATGCCAACCATAAAGAATAAATTCATGTTTGTTTTGGTAGTCCATCCTGCCTATTACCATGTTTTGTTTTAACCAAACTAACATATTGCTTATTTTTAATTTATTATGTTTCCACAATTGCACTAAACTTTCATAATTTCCACAAATATATAATGAATTATATTCTGCTAAATGTACTGCAAAAGTGTCGTAAACTTTTTTTATAAATGTTTGATATTCATCGTCATTACTAAAACTATCGTTTTTTATATCCTTTTGGACATGGTTACCTTTATTATATAAATTTAACAAATCATTTTTACTATTATAATCTACGTTATAAGGTGGGTCAGTAAAGACCATATCTGCTTTTTTATTGTTCATCAACTTTGCAGTATCTGTTTCATTAGTAGCATCACCACACATAACCCTATGTTCACCTAATAGCCAAACATCACCTTTTACTGTTGTGGCTTCTTCTTCTACATCAGGGACTTCGTCAGGGTCTGTTAACCCTTCTGTTTCTTCTTTTAAGAATTTGTTTAGTTCAGCAAGTTCAAAGCCTATTAGGGACATATCAAAGTCCATAGATTCTAAGTCTTGCAGTTCAATTTTTAGCAAATCTTCGTCCCAACCTGCGTTCTGAGCCAATCTGTTGTCTGCTAAGATATATGCTTTTTTTTGTGCTTCTGATAATCCTTGAAGTTCAATAGTCGGTACTTTATCCATACCTAATTTTTGACCTGCTAATAATCTACCATGACCTGCTATAACACCGTTATCGCCATCTATAAGCACAGGGTTAGTCCAACCAAATTCTTTTATACTGGACGCAATCTGCTTCACCTGTTCGTCTGTGTGCGTTCTAGCGTTATTAACGTAGGGTATTAGTTCATCAATAGCAACGTACTTAATTTCTAGACTACTATCGTGCGTGACTACCATCTTGCACCTTGTTCCTTTCGTGTTCCTTTTTTAGCCATGCGATGGGTTGCACAAGACTAGTACCCATCAACAGGACAAGGGAACTATTGCCCTGCTTAATATTTTACTGTGAGATATTAGCAAAAAGCAAACAGGTATCAATATACCAAAAAAAGTCGGCATAGCCCTTAGACGCTGTTTTGACGCAATTAAAAGGCATTGTAGCAACAGGGTTACACCTCATTCTGTTAATCTTTTTTGTAAAATACCTAGTTACTATATAGAAACATTAAGTTATTATAGATACTATATTTTTTTAATTTAAAAAAAAATTAAGTTACTTTATAGTTATTATATAGATACTATATAGTTACTATAGTTAAAGGGAACAGAAAGTTTTTTTATGTTTCTTTTAGACCTGCTTAAGACCATAATATTCATGGCTATTATCTGTGGAATAATGTTGTTAGTTGTTTGGAAATATCCTGACGATTATTAAAAAAAAATCCCCACTATTTCTAATGGGGAAATTTATTTATGTTATCCTTTCTAGCCTATGTGCAAATTTTCCATTTTTGCATTTATTTGCATCATTTCTTGTTCTAGTCTTCTTTTTTGGTTTTGTAATTCCATCGCTTCTCTAGTGTGTTCTTTGTTTATTTGGTCACATATACCCATAACGATTGAATTAGGAACTGTACTGTTCATTGTTTGTTCTTTCAAATCAGTATTCCAACTCATTATTCTTTCTAGCCTTGCTTTATTATTAGCAATTGCAATAACTGTTGCTTTTACTAGCCTTTTTTGTTCATCTGTTGTTATTTTGATTTCCATTTTATTTGTCCTTTCAAGACTTTGTTTATTTGTTATATCTATAGTCTAGCAAGTATTATAACTGTTGTCAAGGGGTTTATATAACTATTTATAAAGTTAAATAAAAAAGCCCATTTTTATGGGCTAATTTATATTATTTATTTTTTAGTGACTTTAGTTTTCACTTAATACTTTTTTTATTCTTTCTTCTCCAATTCCTAAATTTCTAAAAGCATAAACTAAGAAATCTAAAGTTGCTTTATCCTCGCCTTTGTCCTTGTTTAAATCTATCATTTCACGATTTTGTGGGTTTTTTAGTGTAATATCTATTACTTTTTTTATTAATTTATTTAATTCTTTTTCTTCGGTCATTTTATTAGTCCTTTCAAAGACTGTTTTTATATTTATAATTAATATAATAAACTATTATTATGTTCTTGTCAATAGTTTATAACGCTAATTATGATATTAAATAAAAAAGCCCCTAAAAATAGGGGCTAAATTATATTATTTATTTTTTACTTCTCTATACCCTAAGATTCATTCAACCCAGTTGCATTCCCTAAATCTTCTCTTAGGATATATGTAATTATTTTATTTACTTCATCTATTTCGTTGTAATCTTCCCCATTTGCTAGGCGTGATAGATTCCCTTCTGTTTTCATTTTTCTACCAAAATCAGACAACATCTTTACTACTTTTGTTGTTTGTTCTACTGTTAATCCTTTGTACATTTTTTTGTCCTTTCTAAAGACTTTATTTATTTGATATTACTACTATACATCATGGTTATAACTCTTGTCAACACCTAAATCAACATTTATATAAAATTAGGTACTAAAGTACCGATTTTGTAGTTATTTACAAGGATTTTGCACTAAAGTCTTGACATGTGCTTGATAAATCAATATGATTAGATACTAATGCAGTCGGTGATAGGTTATACCTACTGACGACTTAGACGCTTCCAAGCGTTACAGGTATAAGTACGACTGAAGTTAGGCATAGTGTCGGACAACATTATGCCTAGCGACCAAAATAAAAAATAGAAAGGAATATAGTATGGATTTAAAAGACATACAGGATAACGACAGGCTTATAGCAGAATATAAAAATGCTAAAGACGAAGAAAGCAAGTGGCGACAATTAAAAAACGAACTACTTGCACAAATGCACACTAAAGCAGAAGTTGTAGGTGCAACTAAACTATCAGGTGAGAAATACGAAATAGACCTGCCTAAGAAGTGGCGATGGGATATACAAAGGGCAAAGCAATACTTTGGCGAACACCCTGTGTATTCTACAATCTTTGACCAAGCATATACCCCTGAAGGTGAACAAACTATTTGGGTTGATGAAAAGATAGATGGCACAAAACTAAGGCAGATTGTTAATTATGGCGAAGAAGCCAAGCAGATGTACGAAAGTTGCAAATTACCTGACGATAAATATGGCACACCTAAGATAAAGGAAAAGTAATGAAAAAATTATTATTACTAGGGTTGCCAATAATAATCAGCGTGTTAGCAATATTCAATAAAACAAAAGGGGGAAATTAGTGGGAAACATGAAAGAACTAATACATCAAATGCAATTAGAAGACAAAAATTTACAATACATAAATCATGTATTCAACAAACTATACAAAAATAAAAACAAAGAAAGGAAGGATAATGCCAAGACCTAAAGGTGCAGAAAATAACCCAAGAAATCGTATGATTATAGATTTGAAACAAAAGGGTTATTCATACAACGCAATAAATAGAGAACTAATAAAAAGTGGTTTTTATATTTCTGTGCAACGTGTAGCAGAAGTAGTAAAACAAGGTTTATATAAAAAATAAAAACGAAAGGGAACAAAATGACAAATCAATACAATAATTACGAACCTGATTGGAAGGTAGCAACCACCAAAGATGGTAAGGAAATTATAAAAAAAGACAAACAAGGTCAAGAACATAAAACCTATGTTAGTGATGAACTAATTTTAAGGGTAAAAACACTAGGACAATATGGTGGTTCTTGGCTTTTAGAAAAAACAGATGGGCAAGGGTTAGAAGGTTTTTGGTCTAACAACTTCTTGACACTATCAGTAGGTAAAACCTATAAAATGGTTTTAGGCTTGGGGATACCCAATGCAAATGGTAAAAGGTATAAAAATATTATTACTGCTTATGAACAGGAAGAATCACAACAACCTGAAATAACTAGTAAAGAAGAATATGTTGCACCTGAAGAAATAGTGCAAGAAAAAACACCTTATCAACAAGCAGAAGATAAACGTAATCAAAGCATCAGGGAACAGGCTTTTTATAATAACTTAAATTATGAAATATTAGAATGTTTACCAATAGAAAAACGAAGTGCTTTGTTAAAGGCTTACTTTGATACTGGTATGCTAATGCTTAGACCTGAAGTCAGGGAAAGGGCTTTAGAACTGATGAACGAAATAATAAGTGCTGAAGAAGCCAAAAAACAAATGGACGATGAACAGGCTTTAGAAAAAGAAGAATGGGTAACTGTTGGTACATGGGGTGAATCAGAAATTGCAGAAGAAACAGAGGAAACAAAAAAAGAAAAAGCGAATACAAGTTTAGACATAAAAATTCCAAGAGATATGGAAATTCCAAAAGATAGTCCAAGTGTAGCAAAGGCAAAAGAACTTGGTGGTAAGATAATAGAACCAAAAGACGAAAAAGAAGAAACTACAACTACTGATGACAACGAAGAAGTCACAGAATTGAAATGGTAAGAAAGGTAAATAAAAAGTATGGCAAAAATAGATATAGCATTAACTTATGCAAAAAGGGGTTGGGCAGTATTAGCACTAGCCCCTAACAGCAAAATACCATTAAAGCATAAACTGCAAAAAAATGGTTCTAAAGATGCTACAACTGACGAAGAAAAAATAACAATAATATGGGCAGAACACCCTGACGCTAATATTGGTATTGCTACAGGTAAAATTAGCAATATTACAGTTTTAGATTTAGACGATGCTTCTGCCCCTAAAAACCTGAAAGAAATAGGTTATTCTTTACCTAACACTTATATTGTAAAAACTAAGCGTGGGTATCATATTTATTATTTGTATGACAAAACAATACAGCAGTCACAAGGTCGTGTAGAAAAATGCGATATTAGGAATGATGGTGGTTATGTTGTTGGTGCAGGTTCAACAATTGATGATACTGAATATTCTGTACATGGTCAGGCAAAAGATTTAATAAAATGTGATTTGCCACCTATCTTTAAAAAACCTGCTGAACCTGTGCAGACTGATTGGGTTAACAGTAGTACAAAAGTACCTGAAGGTCAAAGAAACGATTATTTGTTTAGATATGCTTGTACGCAAAGAACTAACAAAAATCTTAGTGAAAGTGACGTGGCTACCTTAGTTTATAAATACAATGATGAACATTTAGTGCCACCATTACCTGTTAATGAAGTTATGAATATTTTGCAAAGTGCGTCAAAGTATTCTATAGGTTCTCAAATGAATGTAGCACAAACAACAATTGCACCACCTATGATAGAAAAACAAACTGATAGAAAAGCGACATTTTTTTGGCAAGATGAAAATATAAAAGTTGACGTAACAAATATAAGTTATAAATGGAATAATATCTATTCTAGGTTAGCAATAACACACAATGGTCAAACAATACTAAATAGCAACTACGCTTTCTTTAACGAAAAAAGCAAAGCAGAAGTTTTTGCAATGCTAAGAAATATAAATCCACAACCTAACTGGTTAGGTATTTTATTATACATACAACATCATGTCAGCGAATATACAGAAAGAGATGGTGAAGCAATTGATTTAGTTAGGCATAAACCAAGCACAGACAATCCTTACTTATTATTCCCAGTTATAAGAACAAAACAAGCAACAGTATTATATGCAGATGGTGGTAGTGGTAAGTCAACTATAGCACTAACCCTCGCCTGTTCTTTAGCGACTGGCAAAAGCCTATTAGAAGGCATAGAACCTATAAATAAAAAAGGTGTCAATGTTTTGTATTTAGATTGGGAAACAACAGAAGATGATTTAAGTATGCTTATAGACGCTATAAGTGAAGGCAATAAAATGCAGTTTCCATACGACAAAGTTATTTACAAAAATATGTCAGGGGCTTTTATAGATAGGGTAGATTCTATAGTTGACGACATACTAAAATATAACATTGATTTAATCATTGTTGATTCTATAGTTGGCTCGGCAGGTAGCGATGTAAACGACGCTGAAGCGGCTAGGTTATATTTCCAAGCCCTTAGAAGCCTTAATGTCGCCAGTTTAGGCATATCGCACACTAACAAGCAGGGTGGTTTATTTGGTACAACATTTTTTAGAAATCTAGCAAGGCAAGTCTATATTTTAGAAAGTGTGCAACGTGATGGTGAAAACCCAATTGTTGCCCTATTACACGACAAACATAATATGAGCCAAAAACAAGCACCAATGGTTTATCAAACTAATTACGAAGGTACAAAGTTTCATACAACTTCTATTAATTATGAAAAAATAGACATTCAAAGCGTACCTGAATTATCTAAGCATATAAATACAAGGGAGAGAATAATTTATGCTTTGCAAAAAGGTGACAAAAGTCCTGACGAATTATCAAAAGAACTTAATCTTGGCATAGCAATTGTTGAATCAACCCTGCGTACATATACAAACAATTTTAAATCACTTGGCGAAGTTTGGACTTTAGTTTAATGTATTGCAAGAAATGTAACAACTTAATGATTAGCAACTTTGAAGATGTTTTTTGCCCTGTTTGTGGTTATAGGGATATTGTAGTGGCAGATGATTTACTTTTGACAGTAGAAGTAACAAAAGGCGTATATAAACACTATGATTTAGAAAACGCTAAAGATTTACGTTATGTAAGTAAATGGTTAAAAAGATGCGTAGGTAGTGGCAAAGTAGGAAAATTTTTGCGTGAAAAATCTATAACTTGCATAGCCTGTTATAAATATTTAGAACCTACTAAAAGTGGTCGTGTACCTAGACACTTACCAAGTGTTTGGTTCGCTGACAAAATATTAGTATTAATTAATTTAGCAAGACAAAAGAAAGGATTAAGAAATGTTAAATAAACAAATGCAAATGGACTTAGATAATCAGCGTAGTTTTTTACCTGAACCACAAGATATAGAAAGGTGGTCTAATCATAAAAAATTATTGTTTGAAATTCTTAAAGATAAAAAGTGGCACAGTCGCAATGAATTAGTTGCGAGAACTAATACAAGTGCTTTGACTGCTAGAATATCTGACTTAAGAAAACTAGGTTATGAAATCCATTGTGTGCGTACATCTGAACAAGGCACAACTGCATATAGAATAGTTGCGTACATTGGAAAATCAACAACACAACCAGTTCATTGTTACTGTTGTAGATTTAATGACGATTATATTCCTACAGATTACACAGGATAAACTATGAAACAAAATGTACAAATAGTTTTTTTGGATATCCAAACTACAAAAGATTGGTTAATTAACAAACATTATGCAAAAAGAATACCAAGTATTGTTCATAGGTTTGGTTGTTTTGTAGATGGTGTCTTACAAGGTGTGATAACTTATGGAATACCACCTAGCAAAGATTTGTGTGTAGGTGTTTGTGGTAAAGAATGGAAAGAAAAAGTATTAGAATTAAACAGATTGACAATGTTAGATAATCACAAAAAAAATTTAACAAGTTACTTTGTAAGTTCTACTCTTAAATTATTACCCAAGCCAAGTATTGTTGTTAGTTATGCTGACACTTCAATGAATCATGTTGGTTATATTTATCAAGCAACAAATTTTTATTACACAGGTCTTTCAGCAAAAAGAAAAGAATGGAAAGAAAAAACAAGCACTTTGCATAATAAAAGTGTAACTACTAGACATACTTTAGAAGAATTGCAAAAAAATGAAAATTTTTTGTTTGTTGATAGACCACAAAAGCATAGATATGTTTACTTTACTGGTACAAAAAAACAAATAAAAAAATTAAAAAAAGATTTAAATTATAAAATATTACCATATCCTAAAGGTCAAAGTAAACAATACGATAACAAAAAAGATGTAGCACAACAAATGACATTTTTATAGAAAGGTAAGATTATGAAAATTATTGCAATAGACGCAGGAACAACAAAAACTGGTTATATATATTTAGAAGATAGGCAACCTTTGGATTATGGTTGGGTTTTCAATGACGATATATTTAAAATCATAAATAAATATAAAGGCAAAAGACCTGACAAAGCATATGTTGTTATAGAAGACATACAATCTTTTGGTATGCCAGTAGGTGTTGATGTTTTTACAACTGTAAAAGCAATGGGGGCTTTTGAATATTATGCAACACAAATAGAAAAATTAAAATTAACTTATGTAAAAAGAAGTGAAGCAAAACTATTTTTATGCAATAGTGCAAGGGCAACTGATGCTAATATAAGACAAGCATTAATAGACTTGTATGGTGGCGATGAAAAGGCAGTAGGTGGCAAGAAGTGTAAAACATGCAAAGGAAAGGGCTACAATGGACGTGACAGGGCTTCGTGTGACCTGTGTAGTGGTTTAGGGCTACAA